TCTGTTAAGCAGACCAGAAACCAAAAACTGGATTAGAGAATACATGCATGCCGAATGTAAGATGATTATAGGTGAGTCCAGAGAAAAGTTTGCCAGTATTGCAGGCCCACAAGGTGGTACTGCCTTGAATGGTGCACAAATGAAGGCAGAAGCACAAGCTGAAAAGGATAGACTCATCGATGATCTAAAAACTTATACTGATCATTCACAACCTTTAACCTGGGTCATAGGATAATGAAGAAAGAAGATATATTAAAAAAAATTAAACAAGATATGAAAGAAAAAGGATACTTAAACAAATATTCAGGTTGTTTGAGTAAGAAAAGATAATGGGCAAAAAGAGATCAAGGCAAGCACGAACATCTAAAGGTAAACACGGAGTAGTCAATAGACAGATATTAAAACAGATGCGTAGAGACTACATGACATCACCTCATAGAACAGTTAATCAAATACTAGCTCACATGAAGGGTAGACGCACTGTGTTTGTCATTGAAAATCCAGATGCTAGTCAAACGAACAAAAGATTTATTCGTGTGACTGGTGATGAAGTACTCAAAATAAGAAGAAAGTAATGAAAGCAGAAGAATTTACAGAAGGCACAGTGTTTGCTAGATCACCTAAAGGGTTGTTCACTATGAAGTTTCGTTGCGACTCTGGTCCCAAAGCAGGCAGAATAGTCAAAGAACCTGCTGACTGTGGCAAGCCCAAAGATCCTGCTAAAATGGCTCAAATGAGAAAAACTAGAGCTAGAACCAAAATTAGACAAGCTCGTAAGGCCAAATTTGCTAAAAAAGTAAATGTAGGCTCTAGAATTATCGCTAGACTAAACAAGTTTCGCAAAAGAACTCCAAAGAAAAAATTGAAAAGAAAATTTTTTAGATAAAGGTTGACATTCTGTCTGTATTCTGTTAGAATACAATATGGACTTAATGATTGACATTGAAGCCTTGGCCACTGGCCCTGATGCTACTATCTTAACCATTGCCGCACAAACATTCAATCCTTTTGGCACAGGAATTACTTCTAAAGATAAAGACTTGTATCAAAGAATTAATGTAGAATCACAGCCAAATAGGGCAGTTGATGATAACACTATCAAATGGTGGGCAGAGCAACCTAGTCATGCTAAAGAAGAAGCATTTGGTGAAGCATGGCGAGTAGATATCAGAGAAGCATTAGAAAAGCTGAGTAAAATAGTATTTCACTGTGATCGTATATGGGCTAATGGTCCTACATTTGATATGAATATACTGGAACATGCCTACAAAGAACAGGCTTTGCACTTGCCGTGGCGTTTTTACAAAGTCAGAGATTGTAGAACAGTGTATTCATTATGGCCCGATTTGCCACAACCACCAACCACTCACCATGCACTAGAAGATTGTCGTAGACAGATTAAAATGCTACAAGATACACTAGAGCACTTACAGATAAGGAGTTTAAAATGATTATAGGATTATGTGGAGTAATGGGATCTGGAAAAGATACTGTTGCAGATTATCTAGTTAACTTTCACGGATGGAGAAGAGAATCATTTGCCAACTCTCTTAAAGATGGAGTGGCTAATATATTTGGTTGGGATAGACAGATGTTGGAAGGTAGAACTAAACAATCTAGAGAATGGCGTGAACAAGTAGATCCATGGTGGGCCACTAGACTGGGTATGAAAGATCTTACACCAAGATGGGTATTGCAGTATTTTGGCACAGAAGTTGTAAGATCAGGCTTTCATGATGATATGTGGATAGCATCATTAGAAAACAAACTAAGAAACTCCAAAGACAATGTAGTAATCACAGATGTTAGATTTAGAAATGAAATTAGAATGTTGCGAGGATTGGATGCACAAATAGTTGAAGTAGCAAGAGGTGATAAACCATCTTATTGGAACGAAGCACTAAAATATTGGGAGGGTGGCCCAGAACCTAAAGATATACATAGATCAGAATGGGATTGGATAGGCACAGAGTTTGATGTAATACTGGATAACAACAAAACTATTGAAGATTTGTATGCACAGGTCAATCATCTACTTCAAGATCCAAATCGCCCAGCTGAGACACAGAATCCTGTTTCTGAAGCAGTTCCGAACAGTTAAGGCATATTGATCTCAAATTTATTAAATTAGAATTATTTAGATTACCATCTTGGTGATATACTACTATCTGTGAATTTACTTTTGATCTAAAGCCACACATATCACACACTCTCTTTTTAGTGTAACCCTGTAATAACCATCGAGGCCTTGGTACTGCAATCTTTCTTTTGCGATTGATACATACTTGACATCTTGATCTGTAATGTTTTACATCATTATTAATATAATTTATAGCACAAGGTCTTTTGTGACAGGCTTTACATACGGGGCGTTGCATTGTGGTATTTATTATAGACCTTTGCAAAGGCTTCAGTAAACAGGACTTTTAAACACACCTTAATAAATATGTATATTACAAATTAGGAGAATCGAATTATGGCATTAGTATCACCAGGAGTTGAAGTCAGTGTAATTGACCAGAGCCAATATATACCTTCAGCGACAAATTCGGTGCCGTTTATTCTGTTAGCAACTGCCCAGGATAAAACATCTGGCACTGACAGCACTGCAACAGCCAGCGGGACAACCGCCGCGAATGCAAACAAAATTAATTTAATTACATCTCAAAGAGAGTTAGTTAGTACATATGGTAATCCAACTTTTTACAATTCAAGTTCAGGTACACCATTAAATGGTTTCGAATTAAATGAATACGGACTTTTAGCCGCATACTCAGTGTTGGGCATTTCCAACAGAGCTTATGTGCAGAGAATTGATTTAGATCTTGGAGCCTTGACAGCAAGATTGACCAGACCGTTGGGCAGTCCAGCAAATGCAAGTTATTGGTTAGACACAAGTGAAACTGCATATGGAATATTCCAATGGAGTGAAACTACACAAACATTTACGAACAAGATACCTACAGTGATCACATCAACAGATGATTTACAAGGTGGCGTTCCTAAAGCAAGTTTTGGAGCCATTGGTGATTATGCCGTAGTTGCAACAAATGCCTCGAATCCTATATATTTTAAAGGTGAATTAAATGGTTGGGTACTTGTAGGATCAGACGACTGGATGAACACATGGCCAACTGTGACAGGCACAGTAGCTAATCCAACATTAACTTCTTCACATTCGATTATTATAAACGGTACAACTGTAACCAATGGTGGTACAACTGTATCGACTCTAGTAACTGCAATCAACGATTCAAGTATCACTGGTGTTACTGCCGCAAGTGTTGATGGTAAGTTAGTAATTAGAGCAGACAGTGAGGTGTCCGTTGATGGATCATCTAATGCAGGTGATATATCAATTACAAATAATTCAGGTACAATCCTGACTGATGTGGGCATCACTGCAGGCACATATTTTAGACCACACTTATACATTCAAGAACACTACAGTGTTCCACAGGTCAAAACTGGCATGACTACGCCAAGACCAAGCGGTACTGTATGGCTCAAAACAACAAATGTTAACAATGGCATAAACATTGTGGTCAAACAGTTCAGTTCAACAACAAATGAATTTGGTTCTGCGATCGCGGCACCAGTGTATGAAAATGACAGAACTGCAATTAAAAACATAGACACTACAGGCGGTAAAGCCATAGTAGCAGGTTCATTGTATGTACAATTTGATGTAAGTGAAAATGACACTGCTACCTTAAAAGTCAAAAAAAGATTTTCGGCTGGTAGTACTAGTGTAACATCAGAGACTACATCTCCAACATTTTCAAATGGAAACACATTTACAATAAGAGCTTCACAGGCCAACTCTACTACACTGACCACGGCAGTAACAGCCACTGTGGCAGGAGCAGGAGCGGCCGCGTTTGTTGAAGGATTCAACAATGCCAATGTAGCAAATGTCAGAGCAACCTTGTTGTCGACAGGTGCTATTAAGATCGAACATGAGCTAGGTGGTGTAATATACTTGAAGGATACTTCAGGTACACCAGTGGCAAATGCTGGATTTACATCTTCATTAACAACAGGGCAGGTACAGAATGGTAACGATTCAGATGTGGTGTTATCCAATTGGATTCCATTGACTTATACTGCATCAGCCACTGCACCTACGGCAGATCCTACTAACAACACATATTGGTATTATTCAGATACTTCAGCAGTTGACATAATGATCAACGACAATGGTACATGGAAAGGATATCAAAATGTCACTAGTGATGCAAGAGGATTCAATCTTTCAAACACATCACCAGACGGTGTGATTATATCTGCCAGTGAACCTACACTACAATCAGATGACACAGCATTAGTGTTAGGTGATTTATGGTTAGATACATCAGACCTTGTAAATT